CTACATAGCTCTCTTTTTTTCGACGGTTTCGTCGATCATCTCCTGTTTGACCCCCATTGCAATTTCCATCAATGCAATTAATCTGTCAATTCGTTCACCCTGTTTTGCATATTCCACATCTCTGCGTTCCAATGCATCAAAAGCCCTGTTTAACATACTCTCATTGTTTATAGGTTCAACATTAGGGTTAATAGGTAATTCGGTTCTTTCTTGTATAGTATTCGCCTTTAACATTTCACCTTTACCAGTTAGTAGCCAACCTGCATTTAGATAAGGAAATTTCTCTGTAATCCTCTGTAATTTGTCAGCTCCAATTCCTTTGGATATATTATTTACATAGCCATTAGAGAGACCGACAGCCTTTTCAAACCTAGACTGACTCAACCCCTCCTGCTTTATAAATTCTATAAGTCTCTGTTTTACAGACATAAAATATTTGTCAAGAAAAATATTTATAAAAATCTCTGTAAATAACTTGCTTATTGCAGAGAAATCTCTATATTTGCATTAACAAAACAAATCAAACAATCATTTGACAATACAAAGTAAACAATAAAGGCCAAACAAACAAATAGGAAAAAAGTACCGCTGATAAATATGGGTAATAATAATCAACTATTTAAACCTACAAACATGGCACTACAAAGACGGGTCTTGACAAAAAACCAGCAGAAGTGGGCCAAAAAGAAAGCCAAGGCGATTGAGCTTTACAAGCAGGCTAAAGCCGAAGGTAACGGTATTGCGCCACGAGGAACATATATGGCGATTGCCGAGATTCTCAAAGTAACGGACGCTTACGTCGGAAAGGTAGTCAGGGAGTATGAACGGAAGGGAAGTGCTGACAGCTAACGAATACCGGATGATCGAAACGATTGCCACGGGACGTTCGGACAAAGAGGCAGCTTACTACTTAAACAAAGCTTACTCGACTTTCAAGAACACCAAGAACAAGATTTTCGATAAACTCGGTATTCCTCATAACACATCGGCGCTTGTCGCGTGGTACTACTGTATTAAAAGCGGTGCACAGCTTCCTGAATTTATCCGTACATGGGATGCAAAAGGAATTATGGCGGGAATTATCCTATTGGCTTTTATCCCGAATGAAATGATCTACCAGAGCGAAACCTACAGAGAAGTACGGCGGGGTAGGGAGATCGAGACGATTTGCCGCCGAGGTAGGGGACGAGAGGAAGCACGAACGATCAGTATAACAAGTGTAATTATTTCATAGCAATCATGTCCGAAATTCTAACACCCTTTATAACCAAGCAAATTACCGCTGCCTATAAGGCTGGGTACCGCCAGCGCATGGAGGATTGTGGAGAATTGCCCTACTACATGACTATGAATGAGGCTTGTGAAAAATATGGACGAAGAACCATAGAGAAGTGGATTGATGACGGTCTCCTCCAATCATTTAAATCTGGCGAACTCCGAACGAGTCGTCGCCTGATTGTCCGGTCTGAAATCGAAATGCTCGCAGCCATCAATGAGGTAAAACCGAAACACAGAAAACCTAAAACAAAGAAATCATGAACGACGAATTTATCATCACACTCGGCCCTGCTCCGGATTCAGCTTTGAATCCACTGAGGGCAAACCTTTCCCGGCTGGCTCTTTCCGATGAAATCAACGACGAGGATAGAGAAGCGATCAAAGAGTACATCGACAACCTGTAAAATCTCACCCCTTTGGTCTAACGGGAGAGAGACGGCGAACACGCATAACAGGTTATTGCTTGACTGAAGATGTTTTTGTGCGCGTGTGAGCAGGTAGCGGTTCGAGTCCGCTAAGGGGTACAAAAAGGGGGCGACCCGCTCAAAGCCGCCCCGAAGTACTAACCTATAATAGCCATGAAAGACCAACGTCTTCGAATGCAATTATAGCAATAAAATATTGAAATGAACAGCGGTTGTGAAAATATTTACGGTGAAGTTTTGCAAAGTCAAAAAGATTTTGCATATTTGCTACTGCCAAACACTGAGAATCGCATAGATTCACAGATTACATACACAACCGCTGATAAGGCGGGGCTCCTGTTCGAAGTTTCTACTTATGTAGATTCTCGGTGTTTGGCGACATTAGGGGGCTCCGCCTCTTTGTATATAAGTCATATTGCAAACTTTTTTCGAACAATGCCAAACACCGAAAAAGTTAGCGCAGGTACACCAGGTGTACCCAATGCTACGGCTAACGCCCGTAATAGCGTTGAATCTATCCTCAGGCTCTCGAATGAGGAAATAGCCAACACTTTTTCCAGACTAACCCATGAGCAGCTTATAGAGCTTGCTCCGCTCTTCCGTGTCTTTTTCTGTACGATTGAATGTTGGCAGAATGAGAGATCGTCCAACCCTGAAAAATCCAAAGCCTTATGAAAGCGATTCGATTTTTTCTGGCAGTAGTTGCCGGGTTGATGATCGTTAACGATAACCCCGCAGCGCAAGATTTTCGGATTAACTTCTGGGGGATGGTGTTAGCGGAGGTTCTGATCGCAACGACTAAGCGGGGTGAATCAGTTATAAAGAAATACTTAAAAACTGAGTAAGCCATGCGAGGACAAGAGTTTACATACAGCGAGGCGGCGTTGCGCGAGTTGGCCGCATGCCTTAAATCGGAGATGGGCGCACTGATCTGTGAACCCTACCCACATTTCAGGAAGGAGTATTGCGGCGAGATTACCGCCGTTCAAGATGGCGGTGTAATCAGCGTGTATGCAGACTATTACATTAACCATGTGGGTGATTACGATCTTCAGCTTTCGCAGGCATACTTCAAGCCTGAAGGCGAGAAAGAGTACAGAATCCATGAACCCGATCCAAGAGATATAGAGTACTACTACGCAGAAGCAAACGGTTCCTGTTACCGTAAAGCAGGTTAGGTTCATTATGGTTAGTATTTGGTTTAGGTTATCAGCCATTTTTTTAACGATCCGGACGGCAATCCGGGTCACCCCTCCGCCCTACGGGAGTATCGCGGAGTTTTTAAAGGACAAATTAAAACACTCAATATTATGGACTATTTAGCGGAACCCCAAAAGAAGATCAAAGCGGCCCTATTATCGGGTATCAGGCTGACGACCGCACAAGGTAACCGGATGGCCCAGACTGTGGATTTTCGCAAAATCATATCAAGATTGAAAAAGGATGGGATGGCGATAAAATGGTTTTGGAATGCTCGCAAAGACCAGGACGGTAAAATAGTCGCACGATATAAAACCTATTACTGTGAATCTCCGCTTCCCGCTAAAGGGACGAAGATCGATGGTTTTGGAGAACCGAGTTTTAACGAAATGTTTTGGAATCAGTAAACATAAACGACGATAAGATGAAACAATTTAAAAGTACTAAACGCGCAGAACGGAGAGGCCATTTAAAAACCGTATGGGATCAGGCATTACAGAAGTTTGTTTGGATGCGCCGAACCACTAATGGAAAGTGGGTTTTGTATTAAGACAGCCCGGAAAGACGGGCAACTGGACAGGTGGCGGAATTGGTAGACGATAATACATGTGGTAAGTATGCCGAACAAGGCGAGCAGCATTAATGAGTGTGTAAAAGACGCTTACCGTAAGCACTCATTGCAGGTTCGAATCCTGCCCTGTCCACAAGGTCAGATGAGAAGAGTAGACCATTATTGAACGCGAGACGCACCATCGATACGTTGGTTGACCGCCGGGAAAGACCGGCAGGATGGCGGCCTAATTGGCCAACAGGGAAACCGAAATTCTAATTCATATCAAGGGAAGTCCGTTCGAATCGGAGCCATCCTCAAAGGAGACCCTAATCTCCCTCAAACCTCAAAAAATATAACGTTATGAGCAATTTCCAAGCCTTCAATCAAAAGATCACCGACCCACGGACACAGAATTATTTGAGTCAGGTGCTCGGAGAGAAGCGGAGCAGTTTTGTAAATAACTTGACTGCTCTTGTGGCAAACAACAAGAATTTACAGGAATGCGACCCGTTGAGCGTCATGTATGCAGGCATTAAAGCCACAGCGCTCGATCTTCCCTTAGATCCAAATCTCGGTTTTGCCTATGTCATCCCTTACAGGAACAACCGAGAAAACAAGACAGAAGCTCAATTTCAGATTGGATATAAGGGTTTTGTTCAATTAGCCATCCGTTCCGGTCAATTTCAGACTATTAACGTTGCAGAAGTCAAGGAAGGCGAATATCTGGACGAAGACCTTGTAACCGGAGAAATCAAGTTTAAAAAACTTCCTGACCGGGATCAGCTTCCGACTATCGGCTATGTGGCCTACTTCCGATTGACAAACGGATTTGAAAAAATGTCCTACAGCAGCGTCGAGCAGATTGATGCTCACGCAAAAAAGTACTCACAAACTTATTCTTCATCAAAAGAGTATATCAGGAATAACAGTAAATGGGCTACGGATTTTGATGCGATGGCTAAAAAGACCGTCCTAAAACTTTTACTGTCGAAATACGCCCCAATGTCGGTAGAGATGCAATCCGCTGTCATTAGCGATCAGGCTGTAATCCGGGTAAACGGGGCCGACTACATGGATAATCCCAATGTTGTGGAGGTTCCGGATGTGAAAGAGATTTCCACCGAGCAAGAGGCCAAAGACGCGCTTTTAAAGGGCCAGATCGATAAAGCCAAGTACGACGAATTACTCAGCAAGGCCCTGGGAAGAAAAGACGAACCGGAGGAAAAGAGCTTTGCCGAGCAGCAGATCGAAAACAACGCTTTCGGTTTGAAAGATATAGCCAAAGAGCATGGAACAGCTACAGAGAACTCCTGAATGGTATTCGGGCAGATTGGAAATGTTTACGAGCTCGGAGCTGGACACCCTTCTCTCCGAGCCCAAAAGTAAAGCCGACAAGGAAGCTGGCAAACTTTCCGAATCGAGTAAGGATTACGTTTACGACAAAGTATCCGAGCAGATCACCAACGGAACAATCCTCGATTACAAGGAACTCAACAACAAAGAGATCAAATGGGGGCAGCAGTATGAAGACGAGGCCCGAATGCAGTATGAAGCCAGAACGGGTAATAAAGTCGATTTGTGCGGCTTCATACGTTATAACGAATATTTCGGTGGTTCCCCGGATGGATTGGTAGGTGAAGATGGAATCATTGAGATCAAGTGTCCTTACAGCGGGAAAGTTTATGTAAAGTACCTCCTATTGGAGACACAGGAGGATTTGAAGAAGCTGAACCGAGGGTATTACACCCAGATTCAGGGGAACCTGATCGTAACAAGTCGAAAATGGTGTGATTTCATAGCGTACGATCCTCGGGTTCAGAATCCGGATTTGGCTCTTAAAATCCTTCGGGTAGAACGGGATGAGCCTTTCATCGATTTTTGCCTGAAACAGCTTGAAAAGGCCAATAAGTACAAAGAAGAGATCAAGAGTAAACTTTTAAAAATGATCACATGATGGATGATATTCTGGTGGAGTGCAATGGGGAGTTACTGCCTGAAACAATGGTTGGCAGGCTCGAACCGCTTTGCAGGGAAGCCCACGATATACAGCAGTATCTCAACGCTCCTTATTCCGGTGAAATAAATGTCTTGCTCGACCGGCTATCCACTCTCAACGCCTACATGGCCCGATCCGGTGAGATGCTTGCCGAGGCTGTTTTCTTACAGGAGGAAGCCATCAATAGGGCTTTCGAGGAAAACAAAGAGCGAATCGATTGCATGGCGGCCACGGTAGCCAACAAATACCTGACGAGTTGCTGCCGGCATGAAAACAGGTTAGTCAAGTGGTTGGACCGGATCAACGCCACCTGCAAACATCAATCTGACAATCTCAGGACGCAGATAAGTTTCGTAAAGGAGCAGGTAAGATTGGATGGGAGGGGTTACTAATGAATTACAAGGCCAAATTAGACCGAATTTTCAGCGAATATGTCCGATTGAGGGATTCCGACAGCAACGGTTACGGACGCTGTATTTCGTGCGGAAAAGTGGTTTTTTGGAAGGATGCGGATGCAGGTCATTATGTCAACCGGAAACACATGAGCCTGCGGTTCGATGAAAAGAACGTGAATCTACAATGCAGGAGTTGTAATAGGTTCGACGAAGGCAATATGATCGGATATAATCACGGTCTTATCGAGAAGTACGGGGATAAGGTTATTTCCTATTTGGACATCAAAAGACACAACATCAGTAAAATCGGGCCGACCGAATATACGGTGCTTATAAAGCACTATCAGCAGGAGGTTAAAAGGCTTAAAGAGCAAAAAGGATTGTAATGGAAGGCTGGATAAAACTTCACCGTCAGATCATAGAGCATCCGGATTATTTCAGTGAGCCGTTTACCCGGGTTATGGCATGGATCGACCTGCTTATGCTCGCCAACCACAAAGGGATGAACATGTATGTGCGTGGAAACAAAGTCGAGATAAAGCGAGGCGACACGGCCATTGCCCAGGAAACATTGGCAACCCGTTGGAAGTGGTCGAGAAGTAAAGTAAGACGGTATTTAAATGAGCTCGAAAAAGACCGCCAGATAGTACAACAGAAATCCAATGTAATAAGCACTATTTCAGTAGTTAATTACGACGCATACCAATCAGACGATACAACAGAAAGTACAGCAGAAAGCCTGCAGACGACCCGCAGACGTACAGCAGAAAGCCTGCAGACGAACACAAACAAGAATGTAAAGAATGTAAAGAATGATAAGAAAGCACACACACAGTTTTTTTCTGGTAAAGACAAAACGCGCGCGCGTGAAGTTTCGCAGAAAGCCCAGGATATGCTGCGGTGGATCGAGACCCATACACCCTCGGTTCAGTTGATGGAGTTTCCGATCACCTTGCGCCAGGCTCAGGCGATTGTCGAGCGCATGGACGACGAGGATGTAATCCGCATTCTGACCGACATGTGCAACAAGGGAGCCACCAAGCGCTGCCGCAGCGCGATCAACACTTTCAACTCTTACGCCAGCCGGGATTTTATTCTCAAAGAGAAGCGCGAAAAAGCGCGTAACCACGAAGCCATACAACGGGGTTTTGTCAAGAAATAGCGATGAAAGATAACTACACCTGTTCCGAAGTTGCCGACACCAGATGTCACGACAAGGAAAGATTTACCCTCCTGATGAGTTTGGATGAACTGTTAAACTACTTCAAAAGCAAAGAGAAATGACCGTCCTTGAAGCTATCGAGCAACTGACCGCCGAGCGAAAAGAGAAAAGAATCGAGCCGCTGAACATTGTTTTTCGGAGTATCTACGACAAACTTTCGATCAGTTGGTTCGAGATGGTCGAAGAGCTCGAAAGGCTGAAAGAAGCAGGATTAATCCACATCGGGGATACGCCGAAAGACAGATACGCAAAACTATTAAAAACCAGACAATCATGAGTAAATACATTAGTTTGGACGTCGATACCAAAGTTGAATTTTATGTAGGCGATATACTGAATAAAATCGATAATGATGAGCTGCGTGGCGAGGTTATCCGCAGGGAGTTGTCCGCCAGGGTTAATCTGGAAACAACTACCGTCGAGAATTACAAACCCGGAGAATTCCGCCGCATCCTGTGCGATGTCCTTTCGCTGGGTTATCAAGTGTCCGATGATGAGATTCTCGGCAGGATTAAAGAGTGTATTTAACCTGAAAATTTGAGGCAAAATGAAAGACAAATCGAGCGCATGGTTAGGAAGCGCAAACGCATTCCCCTGCGAAGAGATGGTAAACTACGGGAAAGGGTATATGACGTGCGGGGGACTGAGCAAGCGCGAATACATGTCGTGCATAATCCTCTCGGGCTTAATAGCCGGCACTGATGCTGAATTTAACGACAAGAACGCCGCCGTAGATTATGCTGTAGACTTAGCAGATCGCCTGCTCGAAAGACTACGAAAAGATCAAGAAAGTTTGTAACCATCATAAACCTACCGCAATGAAAGTCGAAATCAACCAAACGATCGATCCGGAAATGGTAACTCTTTACAGCCATCGCACCGGTGAATTTATCGACGAAATCCCCGCAGGGAAAGTCAAGGAGTTGCAGCACCTTTCGGGGGGGTATTTCAGGTGACACGCAAGCAGATCAACAAGATTAAACGGGAAGCCCTATCGAGGACAGAAAGGAGTGAGAGATGACAACCGACAAGAAAATACTTGATGCCTGCTGTGGTGGTAGAATGATGTGGTTTGATAAAGCAGATCCGGACGCGATTTACATGGATATTCGGGAAGAAGAATTTATCGCATGTGACGGTAGGCGTGTTCGAGTGCATCCGGATCTGATAGCTGATTTTCGGGATATGCCTTTTGGGGATGAATCTTTCAAACTTGTAGTATTCGATCCGCCGCATTTTAACCAGTTGGGCGCAAACAGTTATACCGCACAAAAGTATGGCAGGCTATTCCCGTCATGGGAGACGGATCTAAAACGAGGCTTTGACGAATGCATGCGGGTTCTTGAGCCGTTCGGGATCTTAATCTTCAAATGGAATGAGGCTCAAATTCCGGTTAGCAGACTGTTGGAAATTTTCGGACAACAGCCCTTGTTCGGACACAAATCAGGTAAAGCCTCAAAAACCCATTGGATGTGTTTTATGAAAAGATAATGAGATGAAAAGCAAACGAGCAGAACAGGTATTAGACGTAGCTTCTTTTACCGATGAATTTGATTATCGGTATGTTCATTTTGAAAATGCTTGTGAAGCCGTCGATCTTGCCGAGCAGGACGCAGAAGAGGAAGTTACCCGCTACCGCACAGAGTTGGAGGAATCCAAGAAACGCGAAGAATTGGCCCGTAAAGTAATCGACGACCAGAGGAAGGAGATGGAGAAGCTGAAAGCAAGAGCGGTGGAGGCGTTCAAAGAATACATGAAACAAAAACGTGGAGGTTACCTATCCTCTGATCTGGATGATTTCATTCAAAAACTCAACGAGCGATGAAAACACCCCAAGAAGCGGCCAGTTATATCGAACGAATAAAGGAGTAAGAAGATGAAACCGATTTTATTGATTGTTATTGGTGCTTTGGCGCTTGTATGCAGTTATTTCCTCGGCCAACAGTCAACCGTCGAAGTCTCAGAAGGCATGAAATTTTGGTTTGGTTTTTTGTGCTTCGTCGGAACAATAAGTGGGCTTTTTATGCTTGCAATAGGAATGCTTGAAGTATTTGATGATTAACCCGCCTTCGGGCATAACAGGAGAAGAAGATGAAGATAAAGATGAAGATTTACGATAAAGAGCGTCGATGTATTTATGATACAGCGGTTTCTATTGCTCGATGTTTTGGAGACTATGTTGGAAGATGTAGACCTCCTGGATTTAGCGACTGTGATTTCACCCCGCAACCTGATCGATATGAACCCATAATATGCACTTTTTACAAAGATAGAAGCGGCCAAGAATTATGGAGTGGCGACCTTGTCCGGGTGCAACATCCCACTGCGGAGCCAAGCGTTACTGTGGAGTGCGTGATAGAATATTCGGAGTATGATGCTGCGTTCGTGTTTGTACCTCGCGAGAATCCAGAGTCCACCTATCCTCTCTTCGGAATGGATAGCGAGCTTATCGAACGAGTGGGAAGTATTTATGAAAAAACAGAGCGATGAAAGAGGTGGCTTTAGGAATACGTTGGGATGAGCTTTTCGGCAGGAGTAAAAAAGATGCTTCTGATGCCACCCGCCGGGCTAGGTGGGAGCAATGGAAAGACCTATGCCTAAAGAGCGATCATCCCGAGATGGTTGAATGGTGGGGCGAGGGCTCAATGGCTGACGACTGTTTTTCCTGTGAGCACAAAGATGGTGATTGGTGTTCTCTGCAATCTTTACCATGTACGGTGAATCCGGTAACGACTTTCTCATTAGGAGATATTGGGATGGCTTGCAGAGGAATTGGATTCAAACCAAAGCAAACTAAATTGGAATTTTAACCCGCCTTCGGGCATAACAGGAGAAGAAGATGAAAAAGATAATGTTTAACGACCGGTACGGACTTACTAAAGCGGTATTGTCTGGATATAAGACCGTGACCAGACGGATAATGAATCGGCAGCCTGATCCGGATGATATCGCCTACATGGAGCCGAAAGACTATCCTTGTCAGCCTCCCTATAAAGTCGGAGAGATCGTTGCCGTAGCGCAAAGCTACGACCAAATTGACCCGCAAATTGTTCATTATCGAATTGATGATCTGGGGGACTGGGGTGGAGACCACCCAGGGCAATATAACAAAATGTTCGTCCGCGCCGACCTTATGCCTCACCAAATCCGCATTACCTCTGTCCGCCCCGAACGGTTGCAGAATATAACCGATGAGGATTGTTTGAAAGAGGGGGTGCGTTTTGTCGAAAACAGCGATGGCCATTTTTCAAACGGGATGTCCGATGGATACACAACACCCATTTCTGCCTTCGCCGCTCTCATAGACGAGATAAGCGGTCGGAGAATCTGGGAACGAAACCCCTTTGTTTGGAGAATTGAATTTAAACTGGTGAAGTGATGAAAACAACAATCAAAATGTGGGCGGTGTTTGATCCGGAAGGGGATTTGATTGTCTGGACTACACGCACTCAAATTTACAATAGTCAAGAGTCTTTTTTAAAGAATGCATTTTGGCCTTTTGGTGGACATATACATTCCATTGATTGGCCTAAGTATGAGAAACAAGGTTACACCTGCCGCCCGGTGAGGGTGACGATTGAAGAAATAAAAAATGAGAAAAAATGAAAAAGAAGATAATATTTAAAGACAGCATTGACGATTCCGAAATGTCGCTCTCGATCAGCCCGGATAATGACGGCTACATACTTGCTATAACATCAACATCAGGTTATGGAGATGATGTGTGGTTCTCCCCGGAAGATTTCTTTGAATTTCTAAATGAGTGCCAGCAGTTTTATGTTGACAACGAGAGACGAAAATACCCACTGCCGCAAGGCGAAAAATAAGAGAGAATGAAGCCAACAAAATACCACTACAGGTATAAATACTGCTTTCTGAATAACCGTTGGAAACGACCCTATTATTCCCGTTCGGGTACATGGGTTATCATTGGTATCTGCAAAAGATGGTATTGCCCCGAAGAAGGTGAAATACAATTTAGCCTTTTCGGGATTGATCTAAGAATTGGATATAGCTGTAAAATCAAAAACTGAAATCATGCGAGATATACTTTTCAGAGGCAAGCGCCTCGATAATGGGGAATGGATGTGCGGAGATTTAATTGAGAACCAGGGAAGGTACTTCATTTACCACGCAATGAGTGAGACCACGATTGAGGATAACGATGACGGCCGCATCGTTGTTGCTGCGGTAGAAGTCGATCCGGACACCGTCGGCCAGTACACTGGATTGAAAGAAAAGAACGGAAAAAAGATTTTCGAGGGGGATATATTCAAAGATTATAGCGGAATTTTCCGGTCTGTCTTCCGAGTTCCCGGCGGTCTTGCTTTTGAGGATAATCCTGTGTCGTTTGGGTATGACCATAGAGCGCCGGTATATCCGTACTCTTCCATTGCTGAAATGCAAAACGCATCATGGTTATCGCGATATTGCGAAATCATTGGGAACATCCACGACCACCCCGATCTGCTGAAATAAAAAAGGAGGGTGTCCGCCTCACCCTCCTACCTTAGAAACTACTAACCTAAAATCCCGACTATGAAATCATAGGATAATGCAAATATAACAAAAACCTGAAATATGAAAAGAACCTTACTTTATTTTCTCCCTGTTTTGGCCTTTATAGCGGTGATTTTCGCCGCCTGTGAACTCAACAAGAGCAAGCCGGGCAAGATCATCTTCGACCGTGTTCCCTTTGTCTACGCCACGATAAACGGCCAAAGGGAGCTATTCTTAATAGACACAGGAGCGTCTACCTCTATGCTGGACAAAAAGCTCTGCGACGAAGCGAAAATCTACTACATGGCCACCGGCCTGGAAGTAATCGGCGTAGACGGAACCTCGATACCTCTAAAGACCACCGGCAGAATTCCGTTTACGCTCGACAGCATCCCGTATTCGGCCAGCTTCGCGGTACAGGACATGACCAGTCTACGACGGGCTACCGGAAAGAACGTAAGAGGACTTATCGGATCGGATGTGCTGGGATTTTACCGGTTGACGGTGGATTTTAACAAATGTGAGTTGAGATGATTACTGAGACTATCATTAATGAAATTGCCCGAAAGGTTGAAGCGGTAACCGGATTTTCCCTCGAAGAGATTAGGAGTAAAAGCAGGTACTGTCCGCTCGTTCGGGCCAGGGTTATTCTCGCATACGAATTAAGGCGGTGGAACCTGACGTATATCGAAATAGCTAACGCGATAAACAGGAATCATTCAACATTGACACATTATCTTACAGTCTATAGGGATAAATACGATGCCGATCCCGTATTTCGTAAGATGGCAAATTGTTCTAAAGGTAGACAAACCCTATAGGGAAAACAGTAATAAATGCGGTTGAAATTGGACTAAAAGTAGAATGATGAAAAAGATTATCTCAATAGAAAAAGTATCGAACGGCTTTATTGTCACCAATGGCAATCTAAAGCGCGTCTATGATAGCAGCCCTTTAGAGTTTGAATTAGACCAGATTCATCAGATGCTCTACAACTCCAAAGAAGGGGATTCGCATACTATCGTGATCGAAGTAGATCCGCCCGTCTTCACCTCACAGGATAATGATTCGATTGAGCTTTGCGGTTTGCTTTGGGATAAAGATAATATCTCGGTAGGTGGTACAGAAAAGGATGGTCATCATTATTTCACTTGGACAGAGGCAATGGAAGCCGCCCAAAAACAGGGTAAGCGCTTACCGACCGCAGACGAATGGGAGGATTTATGTGATCTTGGTTCAACATGGGATGAGGAATTAAGAGGGCGTTGGTTTGGCGGAAATCACTATACGGATCACAAAGGGTCTATTTTCCTTCCGGCTCGCGGTCATTATGACGAGGGGGGTGCATATATGGACCGTTGCGGTTTCTACTGGTCCTCTTCGATCTGGTTGGTGGCGTACGGCGGTTCGCAAACTGACATCTTGAGCTTTGATCCCGATGATTCTAATGTGTACCATGACGACATCAGCGCTCGCTTCTCTGTTCGCTGTGTACGTGATATTGCAAAGTAATTATCGGGTGAAATTCCGATAGTTGCCCTCAAAACAGGTAAAATGCCCTTATAAACAAACTATTTTTGTAAAAACACACTATATGGGAATTGTGACGGAGCATGAACTAACAAAAAGTGTGATCGACACCAAGTCAAAAGTTTCTCAATACGTCTCAAAAAAGAGGCGTGAAAAAGGCTTGTCTACATACGAACTTGCCAAACAGAGTGGTGTTGATTGGTCTACCGTCAAAAATATAGAAAATGGAAAGACCGTGAAGATCGATGTTTTATCTAGGGTGATTAAGGTTTTAGGCGGTAATATATTTTTCATGTGACATGCCTAAATTAACGATAAAGCAAGAAAAATTCGTCCTGAAATACCTCGAATGCGGCAATGCATCCGAGGCTTACCGCTTTGCATATAACTGCTCTAAAATGAGCGATAATACCATATACAATAAGGCAAGTAAATTGCTTAACAAGGGTGAGATTAGGGCGAGGTTGGATTACCTCAAAAACAACCTCGCAGAAGCCGCAGGTATATCAGCCCTCCAAATCATACGAGAGCATCAAAAGATCGCCTTTTCAAACTTTTCCCGACTTCGGAACGGATGGATGGAGTTAAAAGACTTTCAGGAGTTATCCGACGAAGAGAAAGCGTGCATCCAGAGTGTTGAAACAAAAAAAACGACAAGGTATACGAAAGAAGGGGAGCCCGTCGAAGAAGAGTGGGTCAAGATTCGTCTTTACGATAAGCAGAAGTCGTTGGACAGCATCTCGGAAATGCTTGGATACGATCAAAAATCTTCGGTTACACAAAATATGAATATAAACATCCAGCCGCCTCAGATAAATTTTAAGTAGGCTGGTTAAACCTTCTGTGTGATGATGCACAGTAATCCCGTAACGGAAATAACGTACAGTCGCAAATACGCACCCTTGTTTAATCTGACAACAAGGTACTGTATCGTTATGGGTGGGAGGGGGTCTGCTAAATCACATGCCGAATCAACGAACGAGGTTTGCAATACTTTCAATCCTGACCAGCTTACATTATTCACTCGTTACACGATGACGAGCGCGGAAATATCGATTATCCCCGAGTTCTGGGAAAAGGTCGAATTAATGAATTACGCGCCTATTTTTTATAAAACGAAAGCTTCAGTCGTAAACAAGCAAACTGGCAGTGGTATATTGTTTCGTGGAATCAGAACATCTTCCGGCAACCAAACGGCATCATTAAAATCTATATCCGGAGTAACCCGATGGGTACTGGATGAGGCGGAAGAATTAACAGATGAGACCATTTTCGATAAGATCGACCTTTCGATTCGAAAGAAAAATGCAGACATTCATGTTATAGTTATCTTAAATGCTCCTGATGAAGAGCATTTTATTATTCGTAGGTTCTTTATAGACAGGGGGGTTCCATTTAACTTTAATGGGGTGCATGATGATTGCACCTACATTCACACTACCTACCTGGATAACATCGAAAATCTTGACGAATCATTTTTACGTGTAGCCGAAGGCGTTAAAGAAAAAGACCCGGAAAAATACGAGCATATTTTTATGGGAATGCCCTTGAAGATGGCAGAGGGCGTAATCTATAAAAATTGGTGCAGAATCACATCCTATCCTTCCGATCTATACACTTGGTATGGGGTTGATTTTGGATTTGTGAATGATCCAACGGCCATTATTCGTATATGTTTCGACAAAAGGAGCAACAGTATTTATTTGCATGAAGTTGCCTATCTAAAAGGGCTCCAAAATGCCGATATCGCCAATTTAATAAAGCAGGATTATCGCAATAAAAAAACAGAATTATTTAACGATGGCTCGCATTCTATTGCTTATCATCATGAGCGTATCTATATCGATGGATCGGAAGTGAACAGAGATGAGTTATCCGTGGTATTAAAAGCTATCGGCCTTTCCCCATACTACCAATCCCTGTTAAAACAAATAAATTCAATAGATCATTGTCTAACAGAGGTGTATTGTGATTCCGCAGAGCAGAAGTCTATTGCGGAATTGAGGCAATACGGGATATCTGCTTATCCAGCTATTAAGGGTGCAGGATCGGTGGTTAATCAGATTCAATTTGTCCAGTATTTCAACATCTATTACACATCTGAATCATCTAACATTCATAATGAACAGAAGAACTACAAATGGCTGGTAAAAAAAGACGGCACATTGGATAACGAGCCTATGGACGCCTTCAATCATGCTATGGATGGGGCTCGCTATGGGATTTTCACACACTTAACACGAAATGGATATGAGTATGATAAAGTTTTGGGGGCGAAAAAAGCAGGTTGAGCGAAAGGGGTACTTTCCTGATAAAACAAACAAGGACAATGAATACTTCCGACAGCTTAACGAGAGTATTTACATGAATTCACGCCTTATTGACTTCCCAAAGGTTGACAGGCATTCATTGGTTAGAATTTACGAACAAAACTATGCTGTTTTCTCGATTGTTAACAGGTGCGCAGATGCTATTGCAAAGGCTGTCAGGTATGCAGAGCTAAATGATAAAGACAACAATGTTATTGATTCGCATTGGTCTATTGATCTTCTGAGAAACCCCAATGACCTAGAAAGCCAAAAGGAATTCATAAAAGCATGGGCAATCAACAAGCTTGTTTTGGGGGATGCTTTTGTTTACGGCATGGAGGGGGTTGGTCTCAAATCAGGTCAATTCATCAGTCAGTATATAATGCCATCCCAAGAAGTATTCATTGTGAGAGGCGGTCCATTTACTCCCATAAGCGGGTTTACGCTATCATCAAATTTAACCCTCAATTCAGAGCTTACCCCTAAAAATGTAATGTTTAGCCGGGATTACAATCCCGATGTTACCACCAATTACGGACTATCCCCTCTGGTATCAGCAGCCAAGTTAACTTACATTATTGATAACGGCCTGAAAAGGCAGAATACAACCATCCAACAAGGTGGGGTGTCTGCCATTGTTACCCCCAAAGAAGATATCACCCACGGCGGTCCTACTGAAATTGCCAAACAAAACACAGAAGAAGATTTAAACCAACGCAGGGACGGTCGGCACATCTCTTATATGAGGTCTCCTATAGATGTTCATCTGTTGGGCGACACGCCTGTAAATCTGGCATTACTGGATAGCTCCGATTCTGCTGTATCTGCACTGTGCTTTGTGTACGGGTATCCTTATGCCCTATATAAGAGCGAGACTACTTATGACAACCAGGCTGCCGCAAAAAAAATTCTCATCGAAAACATTGGAATTCCTTATGCGGAGGACTTTTTGGAGAAGTATACCAAGTTTTGTCGCTTTGAGAATGGCGAACATTGGATTATTAATACGGATAAAATTGACGAGCTAAAGAAGGATGTTACAGAGATGCTGAACGCATATGACAAATCATACCGATCATATAATGACCGGGCTAAGCTTTTAGAGCTCGATACAATTGATGAATCATGGGCCAATGAGCCTATTTTCCCCATAAATGTGATGCCAGGAAAACCTACGGAAAGTTTGGTTTCAGAACAATATTTGTCTGGCGACGACAATAGTACAGCGTCCGGAAGTACGGAGCATATACCGCCTAAGCAATAACCGGAATAAGGTGTATATATGAAAATAACCCCCGCCAAACGACAACAAGGATTAAACCGAATAATCAAGGTTATTCGAATGTCGGGTCCGTATGAAAAAATTCTGGCAGCAGAAAGATCGAAGGAGGTTAAAAAGGTTATGGGTGCTTTGTTGGGACTGCCTGTGAACCTTGTTCCTGATCTGATTCAAGTTAGAGAACAGTACCTTGCTTCGTTCTTTCGCAAACTATATTTAAACATTGGGCCTCAAGTGGCAGATGATGAATTTCGGGAAAAGATCGACCAGAAAAATGATCGGAGTATTGGATGGGAGAGAGGATTATATGATTTTATAGAACAATATTCCGGGACGAAAATAAGTATGGTGTCAGGCACTTTAAAGGAGTGGATTATTAAGCAGGTACAAGAGTATGTTACCCTGATGCAGAATGAGGGGCAAAGCATCGAAACCGTGACACGCAATATGAGGGATGTTGTTGTAAAAAAATGGAATACGGCTGAATTGTGGCAAGTTCGCAGGATTGTGCAATTCGAATCATTGGCCTGCTCATCCGTGGCAAGACAATTATCCATAGATTCATTAGGTGTTGAATACACTAAGACATGGATGATAAGCGGTCACAACACCCGTCCCGGACATCAGGTTATGGATGGTATTACCGTTGGTCAACAAGAATATTTTTATCCTGAAGGTGAGAAAATGGAATATCCGAGAGATATACGCTTTGGAGCTTCTGCGGGCAATCTAATCAATTGTATGTGTTCAGTAGTTTATAATGTTGTGTGATGGGTAAAACGTCAGACATACTTAGACAGCTAGCCGACATGATAGATGACGGTTGCTTCGAGCATCTGTCAGAGGATGACTTAGACGGAGCGAAAAGGGTATTAATGGCGCTATTGGATGTGGATGTTACCTATGACCAGGCAGCGAAAATAGCAGGAAAATCAAAACAAAGTATTTGGAGTAAAATTTCAAGAAGTGTAATAAAGCCCAAGCTTTTAAGGCGAACAATCAAATACTCTGAAGCAGTTAAAATTGGCAATGGAACCATTTAATCCTTACATGTAAAAATCTGTAATTCTTAATATTAAAAAGTATTTGCAAGGTGTTTTCCCGTGGGAAGGCACCTTGTTAGTTTTGTTCCATAAGCTTATCGTGAAACGCTCTACGTTAGTGGGTGTCAACCAATCAATTTCAAAGTTTATGGACAAAGATATTTTCATGTTCGGTGACAGTGGCAATTCCAGCATTGCCTCTATGCTTCCGGCCCTGATGCAGAACAAGGGGATGGACCCGAACCTCGTAGCCGCGCTGATGAACGGCAACAACAATAAGGGAGCCTGGGGCGGCGACGGTTGCTGGTGGATCTGGATCATCCTGCTGTTCTTCTGCTGGGGTGGTTTCGGCGGCAACGGCTTCGGTAACAACGCAAACGGTCTCCCCGCACAGCTTAACGGCGATGCCGGGCGTGAACTTCTGATGAATGCCATTCAGGGCAACGGTACCGCCATCAACCAGCTCGCATCTTCGCTGAACTGCTCGACAACCCAGCTTCAGGGTGCAATCTGCAATCTTCAGGGATCGATCGACAAGGTGGCCGGGCAGATCGGCATGACAGGCCAGCAGGTTATCAACGCCATTCAGGCCGGCAACTGTCAGCTTTCGGCCCAGATCGCAGAATGCTGCTGCAATGTCCGCACGGCTATCGAACGCCAGGGCTATGAAAGCCAGCTTGCCGTTTGCAACCAAACCAACACGCTGGTCGGCACGGCAAACCAAAACACGCTCGCTTTGCGCGATGCAGGAACGGCCAACACCAACGCCATCATCGGCAAACTCGACCAGATGCAAAATCAGGCACTTCAGGACAAAATCGACGCACTGCGCGAACGCAATACAACGCTGCTCAACCAACTGTCTCAGGAGCATCAGAACGCGTATTTCGCGCAGGTATCCGCGCAGACCATCGCTCCTGTCAACGCTGCCCTGAGTGATCTGAGCAACCGTCTGTCCGCTATCGAGTGCAAACAGCCTGCAACCGTAACCGTTCCGTATGTTCCGGCCATGAGTAACCTCGTGCCGGTAAACTATGGTATCAACGTCAATCCGTTTGCCGCTTCTACACTCGGTTCGTGCGGTTGCTAATAGGGAAGGAGGTAGCATATGTTTGGTAACCCCTTTTCCCCTTATTGGTGGATGCCCCAGCTTCCGATAATGCCGCAACCGGCAATACGGAGAGTCGATATCGGGGGCATCTACGAACTCTCGACCAATGCAGTGCAACTGACCGACGTTAGTGTTGATTACGGCATTAACCCGGCTTGTTACAATGCATTACCCTGCGAGAGCATCGTCTTACTCAAAGTTCACGCGGACGCTCCGGCTGGCGGAGAATCGCTCCCTATCGCCCTGGCTATACCCAACAACGGGCAATCTACCGTTTCGAGCAACGGCTCGACCGTAGGTACATCAAAGGTTCCTGTTGTGGATAGCAACGATAATCCGGTTACAGGAAGCGATGTCACTGGAAGTACCGAGCGTCTTGCTTACATCAACAAGCGAACGGGAACGATCCGGTTCCTGGAGTTTACATCCGGAACAACGACGGCATCGACCCCCAGCGCCGAGCAGGTAGTAAGTAAAAGTTCAAAGTAAAAACAGAAAGCAATGGGGGAGCAATCCCCCTGCGCTTTCCCAAAAATCAAAAACCATGTTTCAGAATTTGAGAAAAGGAAGCTCCGTATATGTTCTCGATACGAGGGAAACGCCGAAGTTTTATGTGGCCACGGTCAAAGAGGTGGGAATGCCTTACTATCCGCAGCCCACTCCGGGTCAGCTAACCCCATTCCAGCAGCAATACATCAATATTGTGCTCGACAACAACGAATCGTGGGGTGTAAGAGCCAACATGGACGTAGAATCCAAAGGAGGTCTTACGGTTTCCATGACGCGTGAGGGGCTTATGCCAGCCATCACAGCGGGTCAGAAGGAGAGCTCGGACATAATTAATTCTTTCGACCGGCACAAGGCCAATTTGTCGGCTTACGATCAAATACTCAAAGACCTCGATCCGTCCTATGCAAAAACGAGGGAGCAGGACGAGGAAATCAAGAGGCTGAACAGCGAGTTGACAGAGATCAAAAACTTAATGAAGGCGGTTCCTAGTCTGAACGACATAAAGAGCCTTCTCAAACCTGAAACAACAAAAACCAAATAAACTATGGGATGGAATGCAATTGGCATCGCTCGCGGTTTCAGTGGGGACGACGAGCAGATGGACGAGATGCTTGAAAAAGCATATCGCAAAGGTCGTAAAGACATGCGCGAAGAGATGGAAGGAGGCCGTTATGGTGAACGTGGCGGTTATTCCGGATCGGGTCGCGGAGGTTACGGCATGCGTGAACCGTGGAAAGAAGACGATGACGACGACGATGATTACGGCGAACGTCGCGGTGTCCGCGGAACAGGTCCGTATTCCCGGTACAGACGCAGGTAGGCTATGGACAGGCTGGATACTTATGAGCGCATTCCGGAAGGAATGAGGGAGTATTTGTCGCATTACGGGTGGCATTTTTCTCCGAAGCTCGCAGAGTATGCGACCAATCCCAAACGCATGAAGAATGCGGATGGTACGTCGCATCATTGGACGCACGAACAGGTCAAGGAGCTCTTGGAGCGCAATGGGGTAACCATTGAGAAAGCTAAGGGACATGACTGTATGTACGTGGCCAATATGGCCTATTCGGATTTCTACCCTAAACCCCTTTCCACGGAGGCGCAAATCCTTCAATATATCAAGGCGTACATTGACGACCCGGACGGGGAGGATGGCATTGCCCTTACAAGGTACTATGCCGACTGTATCGCCAAAGGTGAACCTTTGATGTGGGAGGAGTTTCTGTAACCGGCGGGGGCGCTTTGGAAGTGAAGCGCCCCTTTTCCTTAAAATACTATTTGCTATGGACAGCGTAGAACTCAGAAAATTCGCTATAGAAGTAGCGCAAACCACAACCAACGATGGTGTGGAATTGATGAATACCGCCAATAAAGTATTGGAATTCATGGAAAACGGATCACAGGAAGCGATGTTTTGTGTATCCTGATTTTTCCAGATAAAAAAGACTAAAGCTATGTTCAAATATGTACTCAAGATGCTTGCCGGGCAAAATCCGATGCAGGTATTAAGCGATATGCCGGAAAGGGACTTTAATAAAGTTGCCGGGTTCGTGTCGAATCTCGATAAGTCCGGCATTCCGAGAAAGCAGAGAAGGATGATCGAGAGAAAGTGGAACGATACCTATGGAAAGGAGCGCCATTCACATAAAAAAGTATGACTGGAGGCTGGATATTTTCTTCGCGGTGACTTGCTACCATGTGGACGAGATTATGGATAGTCTCGCAGATGTGGAGTGCCCCGACGACATCCGGGACAGGGTTTATAGCAACCTTGTGAAATGCGACATGGATACCGGGTTCACTTACTCTAATAAGAGGCTAAAGTGCACGGTAATGGTTATCGGACTTCACTCTTCCCAAGCTCAGTTTTTAAACTCTTTCGAGCACGAAATGCGGCACATGGTAGACGATATTGCGGAGACCTTCGGTCTTAACATGGGAGGGGAGGAAGTCGCCTATTTGACAGGTGATATGAATTCTACCTTATGGAAGGATATACACAAATTCATTTGCTGTGATTGCAAATGCAAAAACCATTGATTATGTGTGATTGTAGAGAAAAGTGCCCGACATGCAAGGCATTGGAACGGGAAAAGAAGATCAAGGAACTATTGAAAGACCTTGAAATGGAGCTACCGCAGCCCATATTTGAAAAGGTGAAAGAAGAGTTAATAGGATTGCTGAATTAAGACAGAAGCTCTTCTAACTGGATTTTTATCCTGTTGTAAATATTCCGGTCCAGCACATATACTACCCATGTCAGGGGGAATAGAGTGATTATGAAGATTAGCTTTATTATCCCTATGGCGACGTGTGCTACAAACAATATTGCAGCAATCAACCATAATAAAGCTACAGCCAACCACAGTTTGACTGCTTTTAATATTAACCACGCTTTAGCTTTCATATATCTTGTTTTGACAAAAATACAGTCAAAATCGGGTGCAAATGTGGGGTTATACACAAATCCTCTGATTAACTCCCGATAATTGGGTGAAAATCATGTAAAATCGACCCAATAGCATCCTATTTTTGTGGTAGAGCTAATGTTTGTAAAGATGCAAACCAAATTCCATGAACGCAAACAACAAATCAATGGGCTTGTGCGAGTAATCGTATGAGCCCATTGTGACTTTAATATGGGTAATATCGAATATAAAAGCTTAGAATTTAAAGCCGAGGACATACGGCGAGAGGGTGAGCATTTGTACGTAAAAGCCTATGCTTCCACTTTCGGATATGAAGACAGCTACAACGATATAGTTGTTAAAGGAGCTTTCATTAATTCTATATCGGGAGATAACGGTCGCAGGGTGAAGTTGTGCTACCAGCACGATATAAAAGATGTTCGCGGTAAAATTATAGACATCGCCGAGGATGACAAGGGATTGTTTGTCGAGTTTCGCACATCGCGCACAACCAAGGGGAAAGACCTTGCTATTCAAATTGAAGATGGCGAGTTGTTCGAATTGTCTATAGGGTATATCACCCTTGAAAGCGACGAAATAAACGGCATACGCTACATAAAAGAGGTGGACCTAATAGAGATTTCTATTGTTAGTCGGGCTGCAAACTCACAAGCTTCAGTAATATCGTCTGAGCGGAAATCCGAATTTACAGCATACAGCATCAAGGCGATGCCGGATAAAGACTTGTCCGAATTGTACGCTATAACCAAAGAAGAATATTACACACGAATTATCAAACACTTATAACATGGAGACACCGGAAGAAAAAGTTACGCGAATCGAAGCGGAAATCAAAGCGGCGCAGGAAGCCGCAAAAAATTCAGAAACCAAACTCGCTGAGCTGGTCAAATCAACAGAGGCAAAAGAGGCGGAAATCAAAGCAGCAAAAGAAGCGGTCGATCAGGCCAATGCGAACATTCAAAAGTTGCAGTCTGGGCTCGATGTTCTGACAAAGAAAATCGACGGCATCAAAACTGAAACCAAAGAGCAGACCATCGTGCAGGCAGTGGCGGATCTGATCGCCTCGGAAGAGTTCAAAGCCGACCTCAAGAACAAGGCTTTCGAATCCAAGAGCGGCAAGAGTTACGAAATCAAAGCCTCTACGTCCGATCTCACCGTGGATGTGACGAGAACCATGATGTTGCCGGGTGTAAGCTTCCCGCGCGACCGCAATCTTGCATTTCTTCCTAATCTCATGCAGGGGAGCGTCGGACAGGACAAAAACCGAATCGGCTATATCGAAGGGTCGTACACATCGAAGGTAGGCTATGTCGGAGAAGGTCAAAAAAACGCCAATCTGGACGAAGTAAGTGCCGTGGAACGCTACCGTGAGATGGCTAAAGCGAGCGCCCGCATCAAAGTGACGGAGGAAATGTTTGAAGATGCTTCATACATCGCCTCCCGCATCAGCAACCAGATGATGACCAAAGGTATGCTGTTCCTGGACCGGGAGATTTTTTCCGGCAATGGAGACGATTCATCAAACCCGAATCACATTTACGGCCTCAAAGGCGCTGCAACGGCATTCGATGCCACTAAGGCAGGCCTGAAAAACGCTGTAGATAGTGCGAATATCGGAGATTTGGCCGATGCTATGCGCGTACAGGGTAGCATTGTGGACGCATCGAAAGCGAATAGCGATCAGGGCAGCTATGACCTCAATGTGATCTACATGAATCCTGTGACGGCATACAAATACGCCCACACGAAAAGTCCGGATGGAAATTACATCATCAACACCCTGACCGATGGGACGAAGCTGATGGCCGGAATGCGTGTGATCGAAACCCCTGCTATCGGAACATCTGAATTGTTCGCAATGGAATCCGGTCTGGCGGAGGTCTATTTCAAACGTAACCCTATCATCAAAATCGGGCAGGAGGATGACGATCTCTCGAAGGATCAATACACGATGGTAATGTTCCTTCGTGCGCAGGTTCTCGTCGAGAACGAAAACAAGAAAGGGCTCATCTATGTCGCCGACATCGACGCCGCCCTGGCTTCGATCACCAAAACAGCTTCAGTAGGAGCGTAAGTTATGGAAAAGACACCTTATGAAAATAAATCCCAGCAAGGACGCCAAACGAGAGCTCGTCCAGCTACAGAAGGGAGGAAATCTAAAACACCTGTAAATATTCGGGTTGAAGTCATCAAAGAGCATTGTGGCATTCGGGTCGGGGAAGTGTTCCTTAAACCTTGTGCAATTGCCCAAATGATGATAAAGAAAGGGTACTACAAAAAAGTCGAGTAGCATTATGGTTACAGTGGCAAGGATTGAGACGGGAGATTCTAAAATTACCATCGATGAGGTAAAGAGTTACATTCACCTAATCGGTAATGAACGTGACGACGAGTTGCAAGTCATGCTTGATGCCGCTATTGCCGCCGTAGAGGACTATTGCAACATTTCTCTGCGTCCAACCACGTGGAAGCTGTCTCAGGACCTTGCTACTGACAACCAAAAGCTTTTTTACCCTCCCGTAATTGAAGTTGTTTCCATCAATGATTATGATGGACTGCAACTTCAGTATAAAGTGCTTCAGGATATCGTCTATATAGATACTGCTTCCTCTTTTATATGTACTTACAAAACAGGAGAAGCGGAAGACGCAAACAGGTATAAGGCTGCTGTTTTAGCCTATACAGGACTTTTGTTTGACGGAAACGACGATAACAACTCTTTCAATATCGTAATGTCCAGATATCTTCCTTATAGAATGTTATGATACGGAGTAATCAGATACAAGCCAGAAGTTACAGCAGCAAGGCTGATCTATTTCGCAGGCAGCAGGGAGCAGACCCATTCGGCAAGAAGGTCAACTCATTCGAATTTATGGGTACTATCCCTTGCTCTATTAACGATTTGAGTGGGTATAGGGCGTTGCAATATGAGCAGGTAGGGATTATAAACAGCGTAGAGGTTAGAATGCGAAAACCTGGCTTTGCTTTCGACCGGATGTTTATCCACCGGGAAGGACATTCTTTTACACCCGGACAGGTATTATCCAATACAATGCTCAACAAACTTAATGAAATCACCATACATAGCCGAATTAACTACGATGCTACCAATGTAGGGGATGAGGTGGTGATAACTGGAGGCAGAAAAGATGAATGACGTTGTTGTAGAGTTGGACATGAGGTCGTATGAGGACTGCCGCAAACGCATCAGGTCATTCGACAAGGTGATTCGGGGTGCAGCTATGCGCGGCATAAAATCTTCTGCGGTGAATGTGCTGGGGGATTCTCAGCGCAACATCAAAGCACACGATTCTATTGCTACGGCACAGCTCATCAACTCAGGTAAGACTAAATCCAGTATGTCTGGACAGTATGTGGACGTGATATACAATGTCATACAGGCTTTTTTTGTTGAGTTCGGAAGAAAAGCAGGAAAAATACCTCCCTATGAACCCATACTTCAATGGGTTCACAAAAGGGGAATCGCTGCAACATACACCAAAAGCGGTCGAAAACGGTCGAGCGGAGCAAGGTATGCTTACACAAGCTTGAAAACACGCAAAACGCACAAGGTTAGTAATTACTGGAAACAGGCTACATCGGCAGCTATTGCGATTGCAAAAAGTATTGGTAAAAGAGGAACCCCCGCCAAACCATTTCTTCACCCTGCTCTCCGGTCGAATGAAACCAAAACACTCTCACTGGTCAAACAGGAAATCGACAAAACGATTCAGTCTTACGGAAAATGAAAAAGCTACCCATTAAATACCTTCAAATTGCATTGGTTGCTCTAATCAAGGATGCAGGGTACGATACGGATGGATTTGATGTGTTTCCGAGAGTTGAAGTGTCGGGGGTGGAAATGGAAGAAGGGGCCGAAAAGGGAGACCGAGATTACAACTGCACTTTTTTGCTGGATGTTATTACCAAGTCCGATTCCCCCATGCTATCACTAAATATACTTGAAAACCTCCGGAATAAACTCGACGAGCTGGAAGTGGACTTTTTCTACAAAGACGGACTTATTCCTGAAACATGTACGCAGGCTATTGAGCTAACAGACACCGAAACGATATACAGACAACTACAAAGATTCAGAATCCTTTTAACTCAAAAAGATTAAATCATGGCAACACCTGTTATTACCTCAGAGAACAAAATACTCGGCAACAATTTTCGGCTCTACCTCATTGAAGAAAGTACCAACACGCCGATCCCGACCGAAAACAACGTTAGCCTGTCGATCAGCAACGAGAGTATCGATTCTACAGACAAACGTGTGAATTGGGCCCAATTCATCGACGGTGTAAAAGGGTGGACGGCGTCCGAGGAATTTCATTACACCCAGGTCAAAGAAGACCCCGGATTTAAGCTCGTTCAAAAACTTATTTCGGGGGATACTCGAACCCAGGTAATCATCGGCAAGATCAGTGAAGAGGGCGACATTGCCTTTAAGGGATATGTCCGGATTTCGGGAATTGACATTTCAGCAGCCTCTAATGAGCTGATGACTTGCTCTATGTCTCTGACCGGAGACGGAGAGCTGGAGATTGTCGAGAAAACAGCCGCAGCGTAATGAATCCGGTCCGTGAAATAGAAATATGCGGTAAGCCCAGGAAAGCCCTTTTCAGCGTTTTTTTATGGCGTGTCCTTGAAAACGAAGGAATGAAGGTAGAACTAAGCACGAATGCCGAAGGTGAAGACCTTCAGTCGCAAATGTCGGCGCTTTGCGAGTTTGTTAAGATCATTTATGCGGCCCTCAAAAACGCCATAGTTTGTGGACTGGAAGATGATTATTCCCCTTCATTGCTGGATGTGGATTTATGGGCCACTGAAAACAGAAAGGAGTTTTACCTGCTAATCCCTTATATCGTTCAGACGCTAACGGATGGCAATTCTAAGGGCGATCACGAGCCCGCCGAAGTAGAAAAGGTAAAAAAAAAGAGCCTTTTGAGCCGGATGTTTGGGAAATAGAATCTTTCCTGATCGGCCAGTGTAAAATGACCTATCCGCAGGTTTACTATGTGACTTATCGCGAGTATTTAATACGGCGCAAGGCTTACATAGATGAAATCAGCCTACAACAGGGAATGCTGCGAAAGGTACTGTTTCACATGATTGTAGGCAATCCGTACATCAAGAAAGAGCACAAACCCCGCAAAGAAACAGACCTGTATCTTCTTCCCAATGAGGCTAACATCAAAAAGAACATTCAGCCGACCAGGATGACCCGGCATGAAGCCGATTTTTTCCGGTCTTGTGGATATAACGTTTACGAAGGACATATCAAATGAGCATCATAGGTAGCATATTTGTCCGCCTCGGACTGAAATCGGATGAGTTCAGCAAGGGTATCAAGCAAAGCGAGGGTCAATTATCCTCTTTCAAAGGTGTTGTAGGGAAAATAGGCGGGGCTATTGCCGGGGCATTTACGGTCGATAAGATCGTACAATTCACCAAAGAGGCGTACAAGCTGGCCGGGCAGGCTCAGGGGGTTTACAATGCTTTCTCAAGGCTCAATAGACCGGGCCTGCTAAATGACCTGAAAGAAGCCACCCGAGGGACTACAGATGAGCTCAAATTGATGCAAACGGCAGTTCAGGCCAACAATTTCAAAATTCCCCTCGATCAACTCGCAACGTATCTAAAATTCGCTACCAACCGGGCAATTGAAACCGGCGAAAGTGTAGATTATCTCGTCCAGTCTATCATTTTGGGTATCGGGCGTAAATCTCCATTGATTTTGGATAACCTCGGTATTTCCGCCTCTGAACTTCGGGAAGAACTCGCGAAAACCGGGGACATGGGCAAGGCTGTAGGCAACATCATCAATAAGAGCATGAGCGAGGCCGGGGATGCTATCGAAACTTCGGCGGTAAAGGTGCAAAGATTGAGTGCAGCATGGAAAGATTTAAAAACTGCATATGGTAATTCCGCATGGGTTAAAAATATAGCAGACTCTATTGTAGATAATTTAACAGTTGCGATCAATTCTATTTCATCCATTTTTAAAAGCAATGCCCAAATATGGTATGAAACAGATATTAAAATGGGTGCAAATCTAGGGAAAAGATGGCTTCAAATATATGAAAAGTATAAAAAAGCAACAGGATCACTTAAAGATGATTATTCTGAGTATTTAGACCTTTTAAAAAAGGGGTTTTCGTCCAGTCCTCAAACAAATACAGATTCTATTCGTCAATTAAACTCAGATACAATTAACGGCATTAAGGCTCAAATCGCAGCCCTTGAAGAATTACGAGCAGAGGAGGCTAATCCTGCAAAAAGGGCGGCATACACGAGCGAGATAGAATCCCTCAAAAAGAGATTGGAATTGATGACCTCTACCAATACAGTGGTCAAAGGCTCCATCGACTACATCAACCAACAAATCGAAGCTCAGGAAAAACTGTATAACTCTACTAATATACAGTCTGTTCGCGATATGGCCGCCGCTAAGAAAGAGGAATTAGAGGCCGCCAAAGCATTACTTGAGATTACCGAAAAAGATAAGCAAAAGAGGGATGAAGCTCTGAAGGGCGATATTGCATCCGGATATTCGACCCAAGGAATGGGAGGGTCTTTTTGGTTAAAAAGAGTAGAAGAAAAAAACAAACTGGAGAAAAATTTAGCGTCTTATTCATTTGATCCAACATTATATAAAGATAAGATACAGCAATTCAAAGAACAAGCCGCAGAAGTGGATCAAGTCGCCAACTCTATCCATCAAACAATAACCAACACAATGGTTAGCAGCTTTCAGGCTCTTGCTGACGGATTGGCTGGAATATCCGACATGAACGCAGGGCAGGCAATAGCAAGCCTTCTTAAACCTCTGGCAGATATGGCTATTACAGCCGGGACAATTATTATGACAACAGGTAAGGCGATTGAATCCTTGAAAGCTGCATTGTCAGGATTTTTTGGCGTTGGCGCTATAGCCGCAGGAGCCATCTTGGTTGGTATTGGTGTAGCTGCACGAGCTGGTCTGTCTGCAATAGCATCATCAGGAGGCAGTTCAGGAAGTTCAAGCTATTCCCCTAATACGTCTTTCTCCGGTGGTAGCAGTTATTCCGGAGCATCAAGTCAATATGGCTATGCGTCCTACAGGGCTCAATCTGTTGACGTTAATGTTACCGGGCGTATATCCGGTCAAGATATTGTTTTGGCAAGCGACAAGTACCTGAAAAACAAATCCCGATAAATATGTACGGTTTATTTGCATACAAGGAAATAACCGCCTTAAGAACGAAGCATGTTTACCGGCTTGAAATCTATAAAAAAGATTTCTCCGGAACCGCTATGGAGCTTGAAGAGTTTAGCAGCTCTCCTTTCTCCATTACTCTGGAAGGGGAAGGGGATGAGGTATACCGCCCTATCATTAAAAGCTACCTGAGTATTAATATTATCGATAAAGATCAATTCGATTATACTCAATTTTTCACTTCTGACGCTTTTGGTTTCCGTGTTTTCCTTTTACGGAATGGTATGCGCCTATGGAGCGGCTACATTACGCCGGACAGTTTCGGGCAGGATTTGCAATACCGCTCTACCATAAACTTAGTAGCCAGGGATAATATAGGCTACCTTTCAGAGATAGACTACGATTGGTTTGATTACGACTTTGTGTCTATTGAGCAGCTATTAACCAAGGCTTTCGACAAAATCCAAGCTCAATTTAGCTTAGATAATCGAGTAAATATCTTTTCAGGGAACAAACCAATAACTGATGCCTATATTCAAACCGTAGGACTTAAAGATAAAACTTGGTTTGAGGTTCTTGAAGAAGTACTATCCGGTTGTGGACTCCAACTCAGATACATCAATGACAACTACACGCTGCACGACATAGCGAATGAGGTTGAATTAGGCGGAAATTACACTCCTACATTTATCGATAGGTCACAGCGGGTTGATTTTTCCCCGGCTTGGCGTGAAGAACAGTTGGAGCAGGATTATTTGAAGATAGATAATTTCTTCAATAAAATGCCGAATAAAGATAAATATGAATTTATCAAATTAAACAACAAGGATTTTTCTCGTCCGGGTGAACGGCTATATACTATTCAAGGATGGAACCAGAGTGAAGCCAATGCATCCAATGGAATACTATTTAATAACCCAGACGAATTATATTACAACACATCATTTAATCAAGATACAGGAACTTATATTTTTGATAAGATTCCTAATACGTCTATGCTTATAAATTCCGATAATAAAACGGAATACCCTAATTCAAGCATAAGTACATCATTTATATGTAAAAAGTCAAGCACCCCCTTACATATAAACATCGATGCATTCAACGAATTGTTTGAAGTAGAATATTACGAAGGAATAGGGCATGTCATTTCTCGCCATTACGGATTTAACTATAACACATATCATCTTAATTTTTATTGCAATATATTCCTAAAAAAAGAGGATGGATCAACCTTAATATGCAAGAATAACACATGGGAGCCGTATGACAGTAGCAATCAAGATTATCGTATTGAGCTAAATTTACCTGAGACACCTGACCCCTTAACGGCTGAATCTTTCCAAGAGGATAAAACACAGTTGGATATAGTCGTTAAAAGCATTCCAGAAAATGGCGATCTTATTTTTACTATCTACAGGTGGGGAACGTCATACACCGGGACATTGCTTGGTTCATTCGCTATGCGAATCGACAATATCAAGATGTACTTTAAGGATGAGAAAGAAGACATTAGCGGCCAGGAATCCAAAATAACTATAAACGAATCCAATAACGTAAAACAATCATTCGATTTCAAGTATGGTCAAATTCCCGATAGTAGTGGGGGATACCTCGCTTTTGCGGGAGGACTTCATGACAATGACGATTACCACACACCGTTAACAGATTGGTATAGGTCTGCATTCCCGGAAAACAAATACAATCTTTTGGAGCTTGTTGGACGTGGTTTGGCCCATCACGGCAAAAAGGCCCGGAAGATTATGACCGGAACAATTCTTTTTGACGGTCAGGATTTTTCCAAAATTCTCGTTATCGATAATGAGAAGTATGTTATCAACGGTGGGACATACGATGTAACCAAAGAGACCCTGACAGGCGAATTTATCGAAGTGGAACCATATTCCACCGACGATTACGTAATAACAGGAGGTGCTGTTTCAGGCGGATCGTCCAATATCAGTACAGGAGGGAATAGGGATACTCTTTTATGGACCGATAATGCAGCGAATACCAAGAGGGTAAATGAGCTTGGTATGGCTACCTCGGACGATCTGGCGGGTTCTAATCTGTTAATTGACAACCCCGAGTGGAGTGAAGCCAAAAGGATTAGCGCCGATATGTTGGATGATAAATTCTATTGGGATAAATCACTAGATACTACAGAGGACAAATCAGACAAGGATAGTTGGATTATTCGTACTAAACATTCCATTGTCTCCGACAAAGGCATCAGCGCTTACGGTCTGGGTTCCACCTCCGGCGGCAGTGCATCCGGTTCCCTCGGAGAGTTGGTCAACGTCGGGCAGTGGGCCGACGAGGTACCTACCGCCGACCGGGTGATGGTACAACTGGCTGGGGCTACACATTGGTCTGCAAAGCCTCTTTCCGATCTTGTCGGTCTCGATACTGCGGCCCTTGCACAATACCTGACCGAAAACAGCTACCTCAAGGCAAGCGATATTTCAAGTTATCTGACCTGGGCCAACCTTTCCGGCAAGCCTACGGTTTACCCGACGAGTTGGGAATTAGTGACGGGCCGGCCTACGAAACTCTCTGATCTGACCGATGACGTTGTAGCGGGCAACTATCTAACTAAGTCAACATGGGATGCCGTATTCGAAGTGGTCACGGTGGATGGTACACCGGCGCTGAAAGTCAAGTACGATATTCTCGGGCTCAAAGGCATCACAGCCTATGCGGACGGCACCCTCTCCGGCGGGTTTTCCGGTGCGTTGGTCGATCTGGTGGACGTGGCAGTGACTAATCTTGCCTCCGGGGATATTCTCAAGTACAACGGGACGCATTTTGTAAACGTGCCGGTCTCGTCCATCGCCGGGGCTTCGTCGTGGGATCAGATCACCGGGAAACCGGACTATTTTCCGACCCGGTGGGCGGACGTGTTCGGTGCACCTGCGTCCCTTCCGGCCTCTGACGTATACCCGTGGGCTAAAGCGGCCTCGAAACCGACCTATACCGCCGCCGAGGTCGGGGCGCTGGCTTTGAGCGGAGGCACCCTAACTGGTAATGTAATCACTATCGGCTCGTTCATCCTGGCGAATAGCGGTGCATACCCTCAGTTAACTTTTCGCGCAACAGCGGATAATTCAGAGAGGCTGCTTTTTCGGCATGGCAACGATCTGAAATGGAGGTACAATGGCACCAACGACGGAATAATATACCACTCCGGCAACTTCAATCCGGACAATTACCTGCCGCTCTCAGGTGGTAAAATGATTACGGGAAACTTTCAATTTAAAGACGGAGTTGCTGTAAGAGATTATGATAGTAAGAATATCATCGGGTTACTTAACATAGCCGGTGATGGTGTGTGTGTCGCCGTTGGAAATGGTATCAGGAAAACCCGCATTGTAACTCCCGATGATACTCCTGTGTATAGAAATGATAGTAAAGGCACGTATAGAATCTACGATTCCAGCAACTTCAATCCCTCGTCCAAGCTGGATAAGTCCGTTTGGGATGAAGCCTTCGAGCTAAAAACGGTAAACGGTGTGCGGGTGATCTCGGCAAAGCTGGACTTTCTCAGCGTTGCAGGCATCAGCGCTTATGCCACCGGCCCATCTTCGGGCGGCGGTGGCGGCGGATTGGATTACGACCTGCTCAAACAGGCCCTGACCGGCGCGATCACCCCGGACGGTTATCCGTTCACGATCTCCGCTTCGTTTCTCGGAGTCATCGACAAAACCTATTTGACGGGCAAACTGGCGAACACATACGCGAACAAGGTACACACTCACCTGTGGACTGATATTACCGACCGTCCCACGGCACTACCTGCTAACGGAGGCAATGCCGACACGGTGGACAATTTGCATGCCTCGTCTTTCGCCCAAATCAAAAGTTACAACTTTCCAAGCGGCGGAGTAAACAACATTACGGACTTAGATTTCACCGGGAATATACAGGCGCATTTCCCGGGTGCTGAATACTCCTGTATCTGGCAGGGAAAGGATTACCAAGGTACGATTTTGCAACTCAAGTTACGGGACTATGCCGGAAAGCAATCTATGATGTATCGGGGTAGTCTTACAAAAACATGGAGGACGGTTTGGGATTCGGGGAATTTCAATCCGGACAACTACCTGCCGTTGTCTGGTGGAAGTATCACTGGTGGTCTTGGTGTCTCCGGTTATCTGACAGCGGGATCATTAAAGATAAATGAAACAGGAAGCGTATACCCTCAGATTTTATTTACTGGTAACAATGGTAATTCCAGCTTATTGTTTGTAAATGCAATATCAAGAGAGTTAGTATTCAGACCTGCCGACGGTGTTGCCAATGATGGCATAGTTTATCACTCCAAAAACCTAACCAAGCTATCTCAACTGACAAACGATGTAGTGCCCTCGTGGGCGTTGGCTACAACCAATCATCATCTGCCGTATGACGATACCCGTAACACGAATTATGCTCCTTACAACAGCAATATCCCCAAAGGGCTTACGACGGTTCACCTGAAAACTACCGGCATCGATGGCCTAGCGGACGGAGGCAACTTTCATTCGTCGATTTATATCACCCCGTGGATAGATACCTCCGGAGGACATGCGCATAATATAGCGTTTACCGACAATGGGAATATGTGGATGCGGCACGGCACCGCATCGTGGAGCGAGTGGGTGAAGGTCTACCACTCCGGCAACTTCAATCCGGACAATTACCT